TTATAAGGTAAGTTTATTGTACAACCAGCAGTTGTTAATTGGTTTTCAAAAAAATCTACAATTCCATTTTCCTTTGTTCTAAACTCATCGCTTTCTAGCCAGTTTCCATATTGATTAGATAAAAAAGCAGGTTGAGTAAATGGTGCTGCTAAAGAATATTCTCCATCTTCAAATTTAAATCTATAGCTAAATCTAACAAATTTATCTTTTAAGAAATCAGGATCACCAGTAAAGCCAGGATTATAATATGGGTTTGCTATTGCTATTTCGTAAGCATCAGGAGCTGCAGAATTATAACTCCAACCATTAGTTATAGTACCCCAACTAGGTGTAGTTGCTCCTGTTATTATAGTATACGGGGCTAGTCCAATACTTACCTCACCGCCTATAACCTGTGTTATAAAATACCAGGCAGATTCTTGTGTTTTATTTCTAATAAAATATCTAGGCGAAGCGGGGTTAGTAGAGGCTGATCCTGGACCAATTTTACAAAAATCACTTAACGTACCATTAAAATCTGGAACTGTATTTGCACTAAAATCAATAGCAACTGTACTATTATTTGCAATTGCAGGTGCTGTAAAATGAGGCGTTAATTTATTATCTGTATCATTTATTAATGTAGACTGATATAAATCATTAACATTTGTTCTAGCTGTTAAATTTTCAGTAAATCTTATCGGCTTGTATGGAGCATACTTTAAAACAGATATTAAGTCTTCACTATTATAGTAGCTAGAATCTGTAAATGCTTTATTTATATTTATTTTTCTAGGTTGATTTCTATTATCAGTCCAAAATAAAAGATCTTCAAGTACATTTATTCCATATACCCTATGTGTTTTAGAAAAATTTAAATAATTACCAGATACTAAAACATTGCCAGACTTAACGTTTGCGTCATACATTGCTATATAACATTTTGCGTTGCCAAACAATGCAGCAGAGTTTTCTAACTGGTTAGTACTAGCATCGTTGTAATTAGTTATAAAACAAAATATTCTATTACTACTAACGTCGCTATGTATACCTATTATTTCTAGGTTTTTATCTGTTAATCCAAACGACGTTATACTTAAAGTACCTCTTATATTTTCTAAAGCACCAACATCAGAACCTTCTGACTTACTTATACTAACATCTCTAGCGTCTCTATACTCTCCATTTGGTAATAACCTAGCGTCTAGATCTTTGTTCATTCTAGACTTAAGAAAATTATTTTGTACTTGTGGCATAATTAATGTTTAATCCATTTAGACTTACCTCTCATTACTTGAACTATTTCGTCTGTCTTAATATTACTCAAGCGTATTTTTGCATTACGCATAGCAGATGATCTGTCTCTTTTAAATCTTCCAACTATATATTCAGGAACTCCAAATCTAGTAGACAATACACCGTAGGCTATGTGCATATACATGGCTTCTTCCGCCATTTTAGGTAGTTTAGAATCTTCGTCGACAGCTAATCCATCAGATAAATATTCAAATATTATTAATTTACCTACTAAATCGTTAGAAAAAGAAAAGCTACCTAACCTTTCGTTTATTGTAAACCAACCATTAACGTTGGCTTCTTCAGGCTCTAAGCCGTATCTTTGACCTAATACGTTGTTAGGGTATTTAGGATATCTATAGTCACTAGGTTGATAATTTTGAGTTAAAGTTCTATCTTTCCACCTTTCTTCAGTTAGTGACTGTTGAGCATCTAGATTACCACCAAAAGAATCTTGTGTAGGTATACCATCAGAATCTTGTATAGGAAGTTCAGTTGGGTTTGAAGTAACTCTAGTTGGGTATATAATATGTTTAGCTCCAGCTTTGTCTACCCATGAACACCTTACATAGTTCACATAGTCTTGTGGCAAAGGAACAGTTAGGTGTGGAGGTATAGTGAGTTCTTGAGATTTAATAACTTTTAACATGTCATAGCTAAATTCTTGCATTCCTCTTCTAGCGTGAAATAATACATCAGTTCTTTTGACACCTTGTATCATTTTACCTTCTCCAACGTAACCAACTAAGAAATTGTTTATAACATCTTCTACAGTTATATAAGAATAAGATCCGTAGTTATTATCGATTGCAAATGCTTTAAGTTGACAAAGAATAGTACATGGATTAGGAAAAGCATTTGTTGATCTCACAATATTACCATCAGGGCCAATGACACTTACTTCAGTTTCTGGAATTAAATTTGCAGCTGAAGGTGTAGGGTTTGCAGCAGTGAGCTTATATAAGTTAAAATTAGAATTAGGACCTATGCTAGCTCCAGCAGCATTATACGCGCTAACTAAAGGAGTATCAAAAGTAAAAGTTAATTGTTTAACACCAGCTAATGATATAGCAAATGTTTGCTGACCAGCATAATATTGAGCGTTTGTTTCAGTTATTAAAGCCATATTTGTTATTGTTTTTCGTTAACTTCTTCTTTTTGTACTTGAGCTATAGCTGTTTGAATAGCTTGTGGATCTCTTATTATAACACCAGCATATAATAATATATTCAATATAACTTCAGACTGTTCTGAGTTGTGTAACATAAAATTAGTTGAACCTTGAGCTGAAGCACTCATAAGATTTGCAGCGGTCAATAATATAGTTGCAGTACCAGTACCAGCGCCACCTGGAAATGTTGCCGAAGCCGCGTTGATTGTTATTGTGTTTCCAACAGCAAAACCACTACCAACATTAGCTACTGTAGCACTTATTACAGAGTTATTGTTCACTACTACAGTTATAGAACCTCCTGTACTAGATCCATTTGTAAATACTGGGTCTGTAACTGTTGAAGTAATATTAATAGTATAAGTACCGTCTGTTAAACCAGCTGTGGAGTTGGTGTTTATAAATAAAACTTGACTAAGTATTAACGATGTGTCATTATATAATGTTGAATCGTATAAAAATTGACCAATTCCACCTAAAACATAACCCCATCTAGGATCTGTTGGTTTTCTTAAATAATCTAACTCTAAAGGTTGTTGACCGTTTTGTGTAGCTATAGTTGGAAATACTTTAATTTTATCAGCTTCGTATAAAAATACAGCATACTTGTTTGACGGTTGAACAAGTTTTGATCTTCTTATTAAATTAAAATCGTGTCTATTAACTCTTTGAACTTCTTTGTATTGTGTGCTATACACACTGCCTGAGGAACCAGCGCCGTCATCAAAATAATTAACTTGTCTATATGATACATTTCCTAATTTATATAAATCAGTTGGTATCGGAAAGTTATCATTTGCAATATTGTAAGCAGGTAGAGAACTAGTTTTAAACTCTTGTAGTTTCTCTTCAGTTAGTTCTAACCTGTCAGCATAGTCTATATCGTTCTGTGGTTGTCTAGATTGTTGACTTAAATCTTCAAAATATCTTTCAAATATTTCTCTTTGAACTTGAGTGCCGACCTTGTTAAATTCATCAGGCGTCATGTAACCTCTTTGTTCTTTGTTAAGTATTAACAAAACTGTCTTATATACTGTATTTACGTTTATTGCCATTTGTATATATTTAAAAAAAGGCGGCGATTTGCCGCCTTAATTATAATCACTTGTTATTTTAGCTTTTTCTCTATTGATTTGTAAACCTCAACACCTTCATCCGTTTTAAACCAAGCAGCTAGCGCTGAGTATGGGTTTTCGTCAAAAGGAATGTTCATTAGTTTTTTACCATTACTTGCCCAACTAAAAGATCTTTGATCTTGAGAAATACTTAGTATTTTAGCTTCAATAGCTTTGATACCAAAATTTCTAAGTTCAACATTTTCATCATTAGCAAGTTCTATAAACAAAGCAGGATCTTGTCTAGAGAATAGTACTATATCTCTTTTAAGTTCTTTAGAACTCATGTTAGATACACTAGATCCAACTTCTACTCTCAATATGGCTTCAGCTTGATCTAAATCCATTTGATGAGCTAAGTTCATTGCTTGTATTTCTACTTGTAAATAATCTAATTGATCTACAGCTTCTTGAACTTCGTCTTTTTCAGAGTAAAGCTTATTTCTGTTAGGGTGATATAAAGATAACATTTTTTGTAAAGCTACGTCTGATTTTTTAACCATAAGAACGCCATCTTCAAAAACAATATGACCTAATGTTACTGGTCCTTTTTGCTCATCTACAAAAGGACTTTTCATATTAGTAGCATATCTGAGCTCTCTATTGTAGCCTTTTTGCTCATCAAAATACATTAAAGGTTTTCTTTGCGAATGCCTTGAGTTTATTCTATATGTTAAAGGAGCTTTATCGTTTAATAAATGATAGTATCTATCTTTATATTCCCAAGTATTTTTTTTAGTCTCTTGCTTAGGAGCAGGAGCTTTTTTTTCTTTTGTTTCCATAATATAATATAATATAATAATTAAAAAAGACCCCGCCGAAGCGGGATCTTATTATTTTTTTTACAAGCTTGCGCCAGTAACAGTTAAGTCTGTTGCACTTAATGTTGTTAATGGAGCAGGGCCTGAGGCTCCGTCCATTTCATCAATTGCGTTAATAACTAACTGTGCGTCAGGTTGTGTTAAGGTAGAAGCAGTAGATGCAATAGTTGTTTTAGTGCTTCCACTATAAGCTATTACAATATCATTACTAACTATTTTTACACTTATAACACCATCGGCTGATGCAATATCACTTGCACCTGCGCCTTTGTTTAATTTTATATGTCCCATAATTTCTATATCTTTAAAATGTTAATAATTATACAGTAGACTTAAACAATACGAAGTTATTCGCAGCTTGAGTTACTAAACATCTTTCAGATAAGAAGTGTACTTGCATAGCATCTAAACCAGAAGTGTAAGCTCCACCAACGGAACCAACAACCCATGATTTATATCTTCTATCATCAGCTTCAGAAGCTCTATATCTTACGTGCAAGAATGGTCTTCTAATGTTAGAACCCATCATTTGATCGTAAACTGTAGTAGTTCCAGCAGGAATTAATACACCATCGATATCTTCTGTTAAACCTCTAGTTGAAGCATCATTTAGATATTTCCAATCAGTTTTGTAAAAGTCATAAGAACCTCTTCTAAAACCTGAAAATCCAAAGTTTAATGCCATATCAGAATCATTGTTAAATAAACCGTAACTAGCAGCGCCAGTTGAAGCATATGATCCATTCATAGCAGCAATCATATCATCAAAATCTAAAGCAGTAGCTCTTGATAAAAATAACATGTTTTCTTCAATAGAACCTTGTTTGTCTAATTGCTTAAGTATAGCATCAAAGTCAGCCATTGCACCTGAACCAGGAGCAGCAGCACCAGCGAAATCGTTATAAACGTTTCCTCTAGCTTCGATAGCGGCAAACATACCTTCTGAACCTTCAACAGAAAGACCTGAAGTACTAGATCCTTTTTTCTCAGCTTCAACCATTGACATTTCAAGATAATCTTCAAATCTCAATCTAGTTTCAGACTCAGCTTTTAGATACCATAAGTATCCAGATGTTCCGTCTTCAGCAGCAACTTCAACCCAGCCAATCTGAGCAGTATCAGAACCAGAAACTTCGTAAAAGTCTTTAAGTATAATTGGTTTATTGCTAAACTGAGTAAAATCAGGTTGAATAGCAGCAACTGCAGCTTGACCAACTGTATTGTTTACTGTTTCCATACCATTAGTACCTTTAGCAAATTCAGAACCATACACAAAGATCTTTAAAGCACCAGATGTAGTTCCTAAAGAAGTACCATCGTTAACTTTATAAGTTTTATAAGTAACGTTAGCAATTCTAGAAGCACCACTACCAGATGCAAGTCCTACGGCAGATACTCTAGCTTTTATAGTGTTTAAACCATTTGAAATAACAACTGTAGCACCGACTCTAATAACGCATTGTTTCCCGTCTTCGACTGGAACTGTTAATATAGTACCTGCACCGTTGTTAGTACAACCGTCGTAAGACACGTGTAGTCTATTTTGTTCAGACCAAATTACTTGATCTGATGTCATTGGCATTTCAGCGCCAACCATTCTTAAGAAACCTTGTAACGTTCTGTTACCAAATCTCTCGACTTCCGCTTCATACAATTCTGGTAAGTATTGTTGAGCGAAAGAATCACTGTCACCAGTTCCACTCCCACCGTTAAAAGACAAGTAGTTAGTATCTAACGCTTGTTTCTTTTGGTGTGGAATTAATCCTGGAGCATTAGCTATATCTAATCCCATTTTAATTTATTTTTTATTTTTTAGTTGTTTTAATTTTTAACTTAGAGCTATCAACTCCTGAAATAGCTTTAACTTTTAATCCATTAATATATATGTCTCCTTGAGCAGCTGTTGCTCTAGGTTCATTTGATATATTCTTAGACTTTGCCATAACATCTTTAACAGCATCGGCTTTGCCTTGCTCATAAAAATGGTTAGCAATGTTATCAACGTTTTCAGCAGCATAAATGGCTTTATGATAGCCAGCAAAATCTTTAACTTCACCTTCGTTATTTAGGAACTTCCCAATAAAATTAGTTAAATCAGATTGACTTTTGGAAACATTATCAGTGTTAGTCACGTTATATCTAAATTTCTTGTCACCAATATCAAAATCAAAACCTTTGAATTTGTTAGTAAAAAAATCATTAGTACTAGACTTAAACCTATTATGTTTTTCTCTTACCACTTTCTGTTCTTCGTTATGTCTATTGAAAAAATCCATAGCTTTTTGTTGTTCTTGAGTAACGCCGGGTCTCAACTTGATCTCGTCGTAATACTTCTTTTTCGTTTCCTCCAAAAAGTTTTTGGCTTTAGCAATTTCTTCTTTGTACGCTAATTTCTTTTTACGTACATCGCGTTCTTCGTCTACTTCTTCGTCAAACGCGAAATTATCTTCTAAAACAAAATTTATTTCCTCAGAATCTAAATGAGGTTTTGTTTGTTTATAATATTCTCTCACAAGAGTTTTATCATCTACGTTTGAATAATCGGCATTAATTCTTACATAGTCTTCAATAGTTCCTCCAGTTTCCTGCATAAAAGAAACTAGTTTTTCTATGTTCTCCGGTAAATTTTCTTTTTCTTCTTGCTTTAAGGGAGCTTCATTATATTTTACTTCCTCTTTTTGTTCTTCATCAGTTATTTCAGTTATGTTTACTACCTCTTTTTTATTATCTTCGGCAGCTTCTTCAGATTCGGCGTGTGTTTGTCCCACGCCTTGCAATCCCACATCGGCTTTCTCTTGTTCTTCTTTGCTTTCTTCAACAGGTGATAACACAACCCTCTTTGTTTCTGACTCTGGAACGGCATCTTCTTCTTTTTTATTTAATTCTACTTTAGTAACATTATCTTTAGACACCAACTTTTTAGGTCTACCTTTTTTTTTAGTTACTTTAAAATCTCCTTCTTGTTTTATTTCTTCTGACATAATATAATATAATAGTTAATAATTGTTATCTAGGCATAAATTGCTCTAAACCGAATCCATTCATTGTATCATTACCTGCGGATTCAAAGTTTTTAGGTAATGAGTTGTTTTTTCTTTGAGAAATTAATTCGCTTTGCTGACTAGCTTGTATTTCAGTTCGTTTATCTTTTCTATCCTCTATAAATTTTTCTTTTTCTCTATCATTACTTACTCTAGCTTTAGCTAACTGCATGTTGTATTGAAATTCTTGCTCCATTAATTGTTTCTTAATCTGAGCTTCCATTTCCATTTTTTGAACTTCCATTTGGGTTCTAGCTTGTTCATATTGCATTTTTTGCTCTGTTAAAACTTGTTGTTTCTGCGTTTCAGCCATTGCAGCTTGTTCTGCGGCTTGCGCTTGAGCTTGTGCTTGCACTTGAACCATACGCTCTTGTTGAGCTCTATCTTGTTCTTGTTTTCTTTGTTTTCTAGATTTTAAAAATTGATTAGCTAGCTTTAGATTTTTAACTTGCCTTATATCTATAACGTCATCTAAGTCAATACCACCTGACTTTAAAGCTATTTGGAGATTTTGCTCTAATAAAGCTTTTTCTTCTTCATCTGGTTCTAACTCTAAAAATATACCAAAGTCATGCATTTTAGCATTAACTAATTCATCTAAAGTACCTACATTATAATTAGATATACTTTGTTGTAAAGCCATTCTAGTTAAAGGAAATGCTAAAGAATCTCCAATTCTTAAAGAAATGTTTTCACAAGACTTAAGTGTTAAATAAAGGCTAGACTGTAATATGTGTCTTGTTGCTACATTAGAGTTTGCAGCGGCTAGTTTTTGTAAACCAACTAGTGATTGCTTATCAGGTAATGTTCCGTCTCTAGCTTCATTAAGTCCGGTTACATCTCTTATCATTTTTAAATAGTACTCATAAGTTTGTATCAAAGATTGTATCTTTGCCATGCCATTAGAACTGTTTAATTCTTGAATAGGTACTTTACCTGGGTTCATACCACCATCTTGAGAATATGATCTTCCAACTATACTACCAGTTTGAAAATACATATTTAAAGCTTCTTGAGGATTATAGCTAGTGCCATTACCTAAGTTAACTTCATTAATACCGTCTATGTCCATGAAAACTCCATCAGGAACCATACGAGATAGTACTTGTTGTAGTTTTAAATGAGTTATTTGAATCATATCAGCAAATCCAGTAATTCTACCAACTAAAGATTCAATTCTACCTTTGTATAATCTAGGAGCGCATAGATTATAATTCATATTAACCTTACTATTGTTAGAAGTAGGTCTTGTCATGTTTTGAGCTAAGTTCCATTTTAGCATTTTCTCATGACCAAGTATTTTTGCGCCACTATATAGAACTTCTATTGATCTAAAAGCTTTTTTCCAGTCACTACCTTCTGGTGCTTCTGCAAATGTATCTTGTTTTTCTAAAGCTTTTTCTAAGCCTTGAGCAGTTTCTTTTATTTTAAAGACTTGGTTTGTATATGTTTTATAATCAAAGTATAAAACTTGTACAGTATTTTGGTCATACCTACCACTCCAGTTTCTAGTATAATTTTGATTTCCTGGGTACTTTTGAATTTCTTCAATATCACTTGGAGTTAAATTAGGAAATTGTTTTTTAAGCTCTGGTATGCTAACGCTTTTTACTTCTCCAACATAATATAAATCTTCAAAGTTTGGATCTTCTGAATAAGAGTAGACCAAAGACGCAGGATCAACATAATCTACAGTAACACCTTCTGCAGGGTTCCAGCAGGTTTTAACAGCACCTATGCCTAGAACAGTTAGATCATAATTTAATCTTCTTCTAGTTAATTCAAATCTATTTTTGCTTAAAACATTGTCTATAACTTCTTCTTCAGCTACTTCTATTGATTGCTTATATTTCATTTGCATATAAACATCTAACTCTTCTTTATCCCTAGGAGCATTTTCTCTATCTTTTTCAAAGAAAGCATTAACACCTGTTAACGCTTGTGCTTTTTCTAAAAACTCTTTAGCTTGAATATCTATTAATAAATTCTCTGCGTAATCAGTTCTTTGTTTTACAGAAGTAGGATCTTGAGCTTGAGCATTTATAGCGTAATTTCTTTGTGACATTCCATTTACAACTATATCTACAAATTTTGGTAATATAGGAACTGGCTTCCAGTCTAAATTTAAATATGACATGTCTCCGTTAATTGACATTTCATCTTTGTATTTCTGTATAGACTGTTCTCCTCTAGCGTATAATCTTAACCTATGAAAATTATTATAGTTTGTATTAAATCTATCGTACCAACCTCTATCGTTTCTAAACCATTCATTTTCGATAGCTCTAGCTACTCTTAGACCATAGTCAAATGTAGCTTTTTCCGAATCAGACACTACCTGACTAGGAAAAGAACTTGTTATATTAGCGTTAGGAATTATATTCATTTATATTATTTTTGAATTATAACCAGTGTTATCGTATTTTTTAATACCAAACTTAATGGATTTATTTATTTTATTGTAAACAGGTGTATATCTATTTTTGTTACAAGCCATTATAGCTAAACCAGAACTTATAGAAGCATCGTGTTTAGTTCTATTATTTATATCAAAGCTCGCCCAAT